GGACCCGCCGGACATCCTGACGGCGCAGAACGTGTGGCGGTTCAACAACAGCGGTCTGGGGTTCTCCTCAACCGGGTACGGCGGCACCTACTCGACCGCATGGACAATTGACGGCACATTCTATGCTAACTGGATCACTGCCGGCACGATGTCAGCGAACCGTGTTCGGACGGGAACCATCCAGAGCTATGACGGCAACGTGCAGATCGTTCTGGGCGATTCCGGGACGGCCGGAAAGTTGGTCATCACTTCCGGGAACCTTCAGCTGGATTCTGCCGGCAACTTAACGATCACCGGGCAGATCAACGCCACGTCCGGATCCATCGGCGGCTTCACGATTGACAACAATTCGATCTACGCCGGCACAAAAGGGTCCGGGACAGCAAACGGCGACATCACGCTGGGTACCTATAACTTCAGCCGCGACATCAACAGCACCACGCGGAACAACCTGCGGTTTGCAATCGGTTCCCGGTTTGGTGTGGCACGGGGCGGCACCCTTTATGCTTCGAATGCGGTTCTGGAAGGCGACGTCACAGCGACCACTGGACATATCGGCGGCGCGAACGGACTCATCGTAAATACCAATAAGATGTACTACGGCAAGTCGACACTGACTGGTGGCGGGAACGGAATCTATGTCGGTACTGATGGCATTTCGATGGGTACTGTCGGGGACAACTTCCCGTTGATGTGGTTCGATTATTCGACCGGGCGTGTGAACTGCTTCCGTCTCGACTTCATAACCGACTCAGGAAGCAGCTGGACCACGGCGCACAGCTTCGTCGTCGACGATCGGAAGAGAATCACGACCGGTGCCGGCATGAACATCGGTAATCAGGGCTACGTCACGGCCGGCGGCGAAAACGACACGGTAATCGGTAATACCACATACGCAAACGTTCAGGGGATATCCGACAAGAGAATTAAAAAGAATATCCGTGAATTATCTGAGCAGGATTCGGTCGACTTCATCATGGGATGCAAGCCGGTCAGGTTCGAGTATGTCGACGGGAACTATCCTGCCGGTGTGCATCACGGCCTGATCGCGCAGGATGTCCAGAAGATTGTAAACAATTGGGCGGTGGTCGGCGGCTCGGAAGACACGACATACGCTCTTGGATACACCGAGATGATCGCAGACCTGATCAAGACAGTCCAGAATCAGGAGAAACGAATCCAGGCACTTGAGGCGGCATTAGAGGAGAAATAAATGGTAACACAGACAATCAATCTGAACATGGTTCCGGGTTCCGTTTGCCCGGTCATCCATGTGAGCCAGTACGACAACGATGAAGATGCGCTGGTGTTCAACCTGTATCAGGGTTCCACACCGTTCACAGCCGGAACAACGGCGATAATTGAAGGCACGAAGCCGGACGGATACGGGTTCACCTATGCTGCGTCATACTCTGACAATACCGTTACGGCTGATTTAACTCAGCAGATGACGGCGGTTTCCGGCGAAGTGCGGTGCGAATTGCGGATCAGCGACAGCGACAACGTGGTCGGTACGCAGAACTTCATCCTGATGGTTGAACAGGGTGCGCTGGATGACAACACGGTGGTTTCCGACAGCGACATTCCGGCAATCGCAGCTGCGGCTGATTATGCAGCAGAAGCGGCGGCAAGTGCGGCAGATGCGGCGAGTACGCTTGCGAGTGCGGTCAAGTACACCGACATTTACAACGGACTGGACTTCTCCGGCACGGCGCAGACGAAGGCTCTCGATGCGTTACAAGGCGCGGCTCTGGATTCCGCAAAGCTGTCCAAAACGGATATATACAACGATCTGGACTATGCAGGGGCGGCACAGACAAAGGCACTTGATGCTCTACAGGGCAAGGCGATCAATGACGTCCTGAAGGCTAAGTCGGACTCATATTCCAACACAGTCAACGGAAATTCAACCGGGACGAAGGCGTTGGATTTCACGAACTTTGATGCACACCTGCTGGCAATCGGGCATAGCTCGTATACCAATTCCAGAGGTCTTTATGTATTAACAAGCAGTGGCGTACTGCCGATCATTGAGGCTTCCAACTTTACGATCTCGATGTCCAGCGGAACACTTTCCATCGCCAATTCGACAGGCAGTACGATTCGTTATCTTGTTCTTTAAGGGGAGGTTCACATGGCACAGATTATCCGTGGGACTACTCCCACAATCCAGTTCAAATTCAAACAGGTTGATGCGGCGGATTTGATCACGGCGATCCTGACGATTAAGCAATCCGGGACGGTTCTGATCGAAAAGGAAATGGACGTTGCGACAGTCATCCCGGCATCCACGGATCCGCCGACACAGTCCAGTATCTCTTGGGAACTGTCTCAGGAAGAATGCCTGACGCTGGCATACGGCAGGGCGACGATCATGCTGAACTGGCTCACAGCTGACGGCACACGGGGAGCGAGTAACGAGTACAGCGTCGACATCGTTCAGAACCACATTCCGGAGGTTATCACATGAGCGTTGTATGTCCGAACAAAGTCGTCCTGGACGGCGAGATGAACCTGCTCCTGGCTCTGGACGGGGACTGCGATCTGCTGGTTCCTGTTGATGGTCAGATGGGAGTGGTCACGGTCGTCCATGAGTACGATCAGGACGTGTACACCGGCGAAACGGAAGTCACTCCGACCGAGGACACGCAGGTGCTCTACACGGCAAACAAAGTCGTTCTGGAAAACATCACAGTCAACCCGATCCCGACCAATTACGGTCTGATCACTTGGAATGGCTCAGTAATCACTGTTTCATAAGGAGAATAAAATGGCACAATCAGTAGTTATCCGTACCGTTACATATCAGGACGTTCCGTCTGTTGAAATTCCGCTTGCTGGTGGTGGCGGTAATGCGGTATTTATCGACACTTCCGACGCAACTCTCAACGATGCCGGAAGCCTGCCTTATGGCGTAACCGCATATGCAGACGGGACCAAATACACTGGCACAGCAACGGAAAATGACAGCTCTGACCTGACTGTCTCCGGAGCGACTGTCACAGCACCGGCTGGTTTCTATTCGTCAAGCGCATCCGCAACCGTCACAAGTGGTTCAGCTACTCCTGCGGCTACCATTTCAGCAACAGGGGCGAGCGTTTCCACCAGCACCAACACCCTGACGCTTTCAAAAACCGTCAACAACACACCAACTGTATCAGCCGGATATGTCAGCGCAGGCACAGCCGGCGATTCGTCCGTTTCCCTGACCGCTTCCGTCACGACCAAAGGGGCTGCGACGATCACTCCGGGAACGAGCAACCAGACGATCTCCAGCGGGACGTATCTGACCGGCAACCAGACAATCTCTGGCGACGCGAACCTTATCGCTTCTAACATCGTGTACGGCAAGAGCATATTCGGCGTCTCCGGAACGGCTCAGATCCCTGTCATCAGCCAGGATTCAACCACTAAAGTTCTGAGCATCTCATAAGGAGGTGCAATATGGCTCAAAATATCACGCTTTTAGGAGCATCATATAGCAATGTCCCGGCGGTGCAACTTCCAAAAACTGGAGGCGGCACCGCTTCTTTTACGGACGTAACGAGCACTACTGCAGCGGCTGAAGATGTGGCTAGTGGGAAGTATTTCTTCACGGCACAGGGAGTGCTTACAGTCGGCACGGCGTCCGGCGGCGGTTCTGGTACGGTCGTCGTTGAGGACACAACCGATTCCCACGGTGGGACGATCAGAACGATCACGGCGGTCGATATTTCGGACACGACTGCGGTTGCGGCTGACGTGGCATCCGGGAAATATTTTTATACCGCAAACGGAACAAAGACGGCTGGCACGGCGACTATCGGCGGCGGGAATATATTCCTTGTTACCGTTTCATATAACTCGATCACAGAAATGTGGGAGCCTAACTGTACATATGCAGAACTTTTGACAGAGGTACAGGGGGGAAAGACAATTACTGTTGATGCAGACGTTACATCGGAAGACGCTACGGCAGACGGCGAATGGGACGGCGATGGTAGCGGATTAGTATACTTTGTGCATGAGTATAATGATAACTCAATAATTGAAACGGTCTACTTCTTTGATTCGACAGGTCTGACTGAAACCGGCTCAGAGGAGTATATTCTTCCAATTTTTGATAGCCCGTCTGTTAGCTATACGCCATCTAGTTCTGCACAGTATGACAGCATCACATATGGAGCTGATTACAACGGCATAGATCATGTCAGTGTCACCGTGAATGCAATAGACCCGTCTTATATAGGAAGTGGCGTTACTCGCCGTACTTCTACTGACTTATCTGCTTCCGGCGCAACAGTCACGGCTCCTTCTGGGTACTATGAAAATTCGGCTACAAAGACAGTCGCAAGTGGCACTGTAACGGCTCCTGCGAGTATCGCTGGAACATCGGCAACGGTATCAACCGGGACGAATACCTTGACACTGAGCAAGACCGTTTCCGTTACGCCGTCAGTTACAACTGCCGGGTATGTGAGTTCCGGTACGGCTGGCAACTCGTCCGTGTCGCTGACAGCTTCCGTGACCACGAAGGGAGCTACCACTTACAATACGTCATCAAGTGACCAAACAATCGCATCCGGGACATATTTGACCGGGACTCAGACGATCCGTGGCGTGACCACTTCCAACCTGACTGCCGACAACATTAAACAGGGCGTGACCGTCACCGTGGGCGATTCTGCTGACGCTGACAGGGTTCTGAGCGTAACTGGGACATATTCTGGCGGCGGTTCATCGAAAGCGATATACATGTACAAGGGGCTTGCTTCCAGAACCGCTAACTCCTACGGCTCTACTAACGCAACTGTAACGGTAACAAAAGCCGGGACATACACGATTTCGTATGTGGCTATTCGTGGCTCATCGTCTGGCACTATGGGAACTAATCTTCACATCGGTGCCACAACTGGAACTAATCAACAGACATGGAACAACGGCACTTACGGACAGTATATCACGCTGACAAATCAGACCATATCAGCCAACACAGCTGTCACTATTTATGCGACATCCGGGAGTAACTCACGGACGATTTATGTTGGGCAGTTGATTGTGGAGGAAGAGTAGGAGGGGACATGGCAATAGCGAAAATTATTCTTAACGGCGTTGTTCAGATGGACGTGACGCAGGACACCGTTGCCGCCAACAATCTGTTAAGCGGCGAAACAGCTACGGGTGCAGATGGAAACCCTGTTACGGGGGCGTATGTTCCGAGTGGCGGTGGGCTGGTGTATGAAACAGGGACTTTTACGCCAACGGAGGACATCGTAAGGCCGACAATAACATTTTCAAATACACACACAGAGCCGCCAATGTTTGCGATGGTTTCTGATACTACTGGCGTTTATGATGACACAGCAAATACTATATACGAGTATGTTTACGCAGATTGGTATAGGTTTGCAGGTTATGGCGCATACGCTTCATCGACTTCTCAAAACTTTGGTCTTAGTTTTGCACGGCAAAGAACCACAAGCACAACAGCATTCGCCAGTTCGTCGTCTTTATTTACAAATAACTCGGACGTATCAACCGACTCACCCAACTCGTATCCAAGGTATTACGTTTCTGAAACGTACTTAAAACCTCAAGGGAGCTCGACAGTATATTTTAGAGTTGGGCATACATATAAATGGATCGCCGTCTGGAAACCGACCACATAAAGGAGTAAAAAATGTATCAGTTTTACGTTTTAGAAATACAGCAACTCACGCCCGGCAGTTTTGCCCACCTTGTCCACACGGAATCCGATGAAGATCCTGACATGGCTCGGCGGAAGGGCGAATCCAAATACTACACCGTACTGGCATCGGCGGCGGTCAGCACCATCACCAGCCACGCTGCGATCCTGTGCAGTTCGGAAGGCTTCCCGCTGATGCACAAATGCTACGAACACGAGGCTGTAACGGAGGAATAACATCATGGAGTACATCGTGGCAATAGTAGCGGCTATCTTTGGCTCAACAGGCTTCTGGTCATGTATCCAGAACCGCCACGCCAGCAACAAGGACATCCTGAGGGCGGTACAGGCCGTGGAAGGGAAGGTTGCCACACTGGAAGACAGGGTGGAAGCGTTGCAGGACGATCAGGAACGAATCCAGGCTGAAGAAGCACGGCTCCGGGTGATCCATTTCAACGGCGAACTGCTCCGGGACGTGAAGCACACCTCGGAAGAGTTCGACCAAGTCCTGACCGACATTGACACCTACGAGGACTACTGTGACGATCATCCCAAGTATCCGAACAACAAGGCAATTCTGGCCGTAGAAAATATCAAACGTGTCTACGCGAACTGCCTGAAGGAGCATGATTTCCTGTAAGGAGGTGATCCGATGATCTTCGAAAACAAAACATACGACACGCTCCGTCTGATCGCGCTGGTGGCTGCTCCCATCAGCGTTTTTGTTATCGCCGTTTGCTCTGCGCTGAACGTTCCGCACACCGACACGATCACGGCGATCCTGGCGGCAATCGAAACGTTGCTCGGCTCACTGGTTGAGATCAGCCGGCGCGAGTACGGCAAGCAGAACGAGGCGAAGGGATGACTGACAACGAGTTCATCCAGACAATAGCACCAATCGTCCAGAAGTATGCCAAAATGTACGATTACGACGTTTGTTCGGCGATCATCGCGCAGGCCTGTCTGGAATCTGGCTTTGGCCGGTCTACACTGGGGTACAAATACCACAACTACTTTGGCATGAAGGCCGGAAGCGGATGGACGGGCAAATCAGTAAACCTTCAGACCAAAGAGGAGTACTCTCCGGGACAGCTGACAACCATCCGGGATGCGTTCCGGGTCTACTCCAACATGGACGAAGGCGTAAAGGGGTACTTCGAGTTCATCCAGTATCCAAGGTACGGCAATCTGCGCTTCGCAACCACCCCGGAAGAGTACCTCACGATGATCCGCTCTGACGGGTACGCCACGAGTACATCCTACGTTGCCAACAACATGAAGATCGTGGACAACTTCGACCTGCGGCGGTTCGACGCTCCGGAGCCGATCCGGGAAGTCAACTATGCAGCAGTGGTCACGGCATCCGCTCTGAACGTCCGCCAGAGTTACGGCACGGAGTATCCGATTGTCGTGTCCGGCGGCAGTAAACTCGTCCTCCCGAAGGGCATGGTGGTCGCGATCTGCGCGGAGTGCAACGGCTTCGGCAGGCTGTCCGACATACAAGGGTGGGTATCACTGACCTACCTCAGAAAATGATATAGGTCCCGGCTCGGCTTCCATATGTACTCAATCATGTTCATGACATGGTCCTCCTATGCAAATACGACGGCTGCAACTTCTTAAATAACCCCCACCGGGCCGGGATTTATATAAACGCAACACGCTGGAAAACACGGAATCCGGGAGGCCGCATAGAATCGCGCCTTTATAATATGTAGGGACGGTTCAAATCCCTCCTACTCCGGATAAGGAAAACCGCTTGGGATCAGGCTTTTTGCCTATTTCAGGCGGTCTTTTTTTGTGGTCAAAACTGAAACGTATTTTCAGCATTCTGAAGCACTTTTTCAGTTCCGTGCAACACGACGGGCAACACGAAAATCACAGTTTTTTCAGGACTTTTTCCATCTGGGACTGATATTTTGCAACACGATCATCCAAAGTATGCCGGTAGACACGCTGCATGGTACTGGAAGTTGACCAGCCGCCCATGCTCATGATGTACGCATCCGGGATGTTGTTGGCGTGTGCCAACGATACGAAGGCATGGCGCAGGTCGTGGAAACGGTACGCCGGCAGATTGAGGCTTTTTCTGCTCACAAGCCGGTGGAAGGCAGCAGTCAGCTGTCTGGGTGTCATCGTGGTCGCGGATCCCTGCTGCCGAATCTGATCAGCGACGTCGTCCGGAAGGGGAACCAGCCTGTCCGATCCGGGTGTCTTCGGGGCCTTCGTGACGTACCTATTGCCGACCCATGTCATGGACCGCTGGACATGGAGAATGTTTCCGTCGAGATCGGATACCCTTACGGCGCACACCTCGCCTCTCCTGAGGCCTCGCAGACCGAGCTTGATAGGAATTTCCATCCGGGTACCTTCCGAAGCTCTGAGGAGCCGGGAGAGGGTTTCCTGCGTGGGTATGTTAAGGTCTGGGCGGCGGACTTCCGGGAGTTTAGCTTTCGGCAGCGGCACATCGTAGTAGCTGAAAACCGCCGAGATGAACCCGTGATAGTTTTTGACCGTCTTCGGCTTCCTGCCGGCCTCCAGCATCTCGTTGTAGAGCCGTTGCAGGTCGTCCTTTGTGATGTCGCTCAAATCAGTCCTGGAAAACGCCAGGTATTTATCCCGGATCGTCTCCAGGATCGACGTGTAGCCTCGGACGGTGTACGGTGACAGTGCCGGTCCGGAGACCATGAGGAAGTTCTTCGCGGCCTTGTAGAAAGACTGCTGCCCTTCCTTCTTCATGAGGTGCGACATCTTCCAGGAGATCGCTTTCGCATTGGCTTCATCAGCCGTTTTGCCGGTGAATGACTTGTACTTCCGCTTAGATTTGTCGAGCAGAACCAGCGTCCGGTAAGTCCCGGATGGTAATTTCGTTGCCATTGTGGTATTATTTACCTACCTTTCTTGCCGATACGAGAGAGGAACGAGTCCGCCGCCTGCACTCCGTCACAAGTGTGGGCGGCATTTTCTATTGCATTTACAGATGTTTCCTTTTCAAAGTCGTGATTCCTTATGTGTCCAAGCGCATGTCTGATTGCTTTTTCGGTTCCTTCGCGGTCAAGCCTATCTGATGTATAAATCGTGTAACCGTCAATGCACGGTCTAACTGCTTCGTTCGTCCCTTCCGGAAGTGGGACGACGTAGTGGTAAATGTTCTCGGTCATCTCTTTCACCTCCCGGAATCAGTGTATATATTTACCTGTCCAAAAAATCACCCATCTGGATTTGTTTCCTTGAGCCGGTTAAGAAGTTCGGCTGCCATTAACAGATCTTCAGGCCTTGACCCTCTGGCGGCGTCGAATAATATCCTGTAATTCTTGTCATCGAAGATCTCCTGGGCGACTTTGGCGGTCTCCGGATCAATATAATACTGATCAGCGGATTCATCGTTGAAAAAGTAGGAAACTGGTACTCCAAAATAATCAGCAATTTTCTGAATTTTATCACTTTTCGGCTGGTATCTCCCTGCTTTCCAGTTACTAATCATTCCAGTTGGTTCACCGATTGCTTTGCATACCTGATACGCTGAAACACCACGCTTTATGCGTAATTCTTCGAATTTTTCCCACATCTTACTATACCCTTTGAAATCAAAGAATTAGTTGTTGACAGCCTTTGAAATCAATGGTAGTATAGCTTTGATAGCAAAGTTATACGGCTGCCACTGGTATTTGAAATCAATATAGCTTTGATCGCAATCTAATTATATTTGATTTCAAAACCATTATCAACCGCTATATGTATGAGGAAGGAGGTTAACGTGTACGAAATCTATGAACGGCTTCGGGATGAAAAGGGTGTGACCGATTATCTCGTCGCTAAAGAAACTGGCATTGGTTCAGCAACTCTGTCTAATTGGAAGGCCGGCAGGTACACCCCGAAGCTCGACAAGATCAAAAAGATCGCGGACTACTTCGGCGTAAGTATCGAAGCTTTTCTGGAGGACGCATGAGATCCCGTACCATCCAGCGTCTTGTGCAGGATCGCGGATTCCGCCCGAAGGACATGGCGAAGCTGTTCGGGATCACGGAGCGCACATGGTACAACTGGACAGCGCATCCGGAGGCCTACATGACGCTGGGGCGGATCAGGATCATG